GGATATGAGCGACGAATCCAACTGGCCTTACGGGGCACAGGTGATGAAGCGGTTGCTGGACGATCACAAGCAACTGCTTCAAGACTACGACGAAATGCACGGGCCCCTGGAACATCCTGAACTGAAAAAGATGATCCAGAAGAAACTGGAAACTATCGCCGGGGAACTGGACGACTGGGAAGCCGCGATCGGCAAGCACTACCCGGATCTCAGCGGATCCATCATCGGGGAAGTTGGCCATAAGGAAATGGATGAAGAGGTCGAAGAAACCGACGAATTTGATGATCTTGGCGACGAGTTTGAAGAAGTCGAAGAAGACGTCGAACTCGATGACAAGGATCTCGACACGATGGACGATGACGGGGTTCCCGCTGACAGCGATCCCGAACCGGAACCAACGGCGGAAGAAGCCCTGGAAGGGATGCAAACCAAGCGGCTGCGGCGAATCCCCCGCAAGGTAACGGTACGCCGCAAGTCCCTGGAAGAAGACGAAGAGGAAAAGTCTCTGTTCCGCCGCCGCAAGGATCTGGAAGAAGAGGAGTTCATCGAAGAAGGGAAACGCCTTCGTTCCCGTCGCAAGTCAGCATGCCTCTGTGGTAAGGAACCCTGCGAATGCGATGAGAAGGGGCTGCGTCGTCGCCGCAAGGATTTCGAGGAAGAAATGATCGGGATGGACGAACCCATTAACGATCTTCCGGAACCGAAGGGACTGGATTCCCGCGAGCTTGGCATGGTCACGGAAGCTGCTGGGCATGCCAAGAACCTTTCCGGGATGGAGAACCTGGACGAAGAGGCCAGGATGAAGTCGTTCCATTACCACAAGACGCTGGAAGGAATGGCTCAACTGGATGATCTGGCGGAAGGGAAAAGCGAATTCGTGGGCGATTCGGAATTCTGGCAGGAAGAAGCAGCGGAAACCGAACACAAGGATTTGCCCCCCGGTGAAATCGCGGCGGACATGCCCAACCCCGGCGATGTTCCTGGGCAGCCTACTTCCAAGAACCTTCATCCGCACCGTCAAGCCTGCAAGGATGCCAGCGTGTTCTTTGGCGATGTTGCCCGAACTAAGGATTGGGGCGAAACCCACCGGCAGGATGCCCAGGCGGTGGCGAAAGCCCTGGAAGAGATTTCAGCATCCCCCAGCAGCGACGCCCCACCGCCCCCGGAAGATGAAGGATTTGAAGTCGGTGAAATGGGTGAAAAGGCACGCCGCAAGGGTATGAAAACCCACGGATGGCACAAGAACGCGGACAGGGACGAAGTAGTGGATGAGGAAACCAAGAAGGCGTTGAAGAAGACCCTTCAGGAGCAGCAGAAGCAGCTTCGGGAACTGCATCGCATCAGCAAGGCCATGAACGGTATCGCTTCACAGCGTTGACATAGGCGGACTTGTAACCGCCGCCCCGTAAACCCGGAACAGAGAAACTTCCCCCTACCGCGTTCGTGACCGCGATGGGGGACAACGGTGTCCCCTTAATCGAGGTGTACTTATATGTCCGTGGAGATCAAAGAACTCCAGCAGGGTCTGGCCGCGAATACCAAGGCGATTGGCGATTTGACCCAGCAGTACAAGGGACTGTACGACCGCATGAGCAAAACCCCGGCTGCGGGCCACCCCAATGCCGGGCAGGTGTTTGGTGCCCCCTGGGCACGTACCGGCGAAGACCCCATGTCTAGCCGTGGTTTCAGCTTCATGAAGATGCTGGGCCTTATCAGCGGGGCTATCCCCCCGGAACAGGCCAAGCACGAAATGGACATTCACAACCGGTTGCATCAGTGCTACGTCAAGAATCTTGGTGGAGCCGCCTACGACTATAAGGGCGGTGGCCATGAAGGCGTTCACCGTTTCCTAGCCCCCCTTGGCACCGGGTACATGCAGGACGCCATTGTACCGGGGGATTTCCGCCGTGAGATGCGGCAGATGGTTCGGGCTGGTACGGATGGGGCCGATCAGGAAGAGATGCGATGGATTCGCACCAAGCAGTTGAGTGCCGCTGGCTATGGTACCAAGGCGTTGAGCTGGCTGAACGAACTGACTGGCGGTTCGCTGGTCGCCCCCCCGGAAATGGGCGAACTGATTGAACTGCTGCGTAACAAGGAAGCTCTTGTCAACGCAGGTGCCCGCACTGTACCGCTGCCGCCGCAGGGCCGCATGAAGTACCCCCGGCAGACCAGTGCGTCGAACACCTACTGGGTCGGCGAAAACATGCCGATTACGGATAGCAACATCGGTACGGGCGAAATCACCCTGCAAGCGAAGAAGCTGGCGGTGATGATCAAAGCCCCCAACGAACTGATTCGTTTCGCCAGCCCGGCAGCGGAAGCCCTAATGCGGGACGATATGACGAAGTCGTTGGCTCTGGGTCTGGATCTGGCGGGCCTGGAAGGGGCGGGTACGGATACGCGGCCACGCGGCATCATCAACTACCCCAACATCAACCGTATCACCAGTTCTTCCCCTGGACCCAACGGCGATGCTGTTACGGGCCAGGACATCTACCGTATGGTGGCGGCGGTTGAGGAAAGCAACGCGGAGTTCGAGAGCTTCGTGATGCGTCCGAAGACCCTGTACAAATACTACCAACTGCGGTTTGATGCAGTGGGTCAGGGCGACGCTGCTGGCGGCTTCCTGTTCAACCTGATCCGTGAGCCGGGTGCGGAAACTCTGGCAAGCCTTGCCGGGTATCCGGTCATCAAGTCCACGCAGGTCAGCCAGAGCCGCAGCAAGGGCGATTCCAGCAACCTGACGTACATCGTGGGTGGTATGTTCAGCGATTGCCTGATTGGCATGTTCGGGGCGATTGAATTCGCCGCGACCACGATGGGCGACACGGCGTTCACCAATGATCAGACCTGGGTGCGTGGCATCCTCAGTGCTGATATTCAGCTCCGTCATGAAGCAGCGTTCGTGCTTCTCGACAACCTGAACACGACCATCGGCAACGGCTAACGGTAGTTTTCTGCCAGGGGCGTAATTGCCCCTGGCAATCCCTGCAAGGGGACAAGGGGGTGAAAAGCCCCTACTTCATACAAATCAAACTCCTGACGAGGAACAGTAGATATGTCGGCTTCATTGACCATTGACGTCCGAAACACCTGCGACTTTCGCCCCAGCGTGGGCGTGGGCAGCGGGTCCAATCTCGTTGTCGGCGAAATCGTTGACCTGCAAAACAGCGATACGCTCTGCAACATTTTCGTTGCGGGGGCACAGGGCGGTTCCGGTGCCATTCAGGTGTTCGTACAGTCTTCGGACAGTACGGCATCCGGTACGTTCACGGACCCCACTTCAGGCATTCCGAACGGGTCGTTCCCATCGGTGCTCCTCAGCGGTGGCATTTTCATCACCAACAGCGGACTGTGGGTTAGCGGCAATCAGTCTGAATCCGCTCCGGTGAACAACGCTCCGCTGTTCTGCTCCGGCGGCATTGACTTCGCGTTCTTCCAGCGACCGCAGCGGTACGTTCGGCTGATTCTTAACAGCGGACCGTACCCGAACGCGATTACCGCTGGATTCTTGAGCAACAAGCGTACCACGGGCTCGGGTGGTGGTTTCAGCCTCCAGCCTACTTCCGGAACTGTGAACGTGTAACGCAGTCATCGGAAACGCTTTGGGGGCGTATCCCAGGCGTAGCCGTTTGGGGGTAGGGATCGTCAGCGAGGCCGGTTCCTGCCCTAAACGCTTTCGGGTGTTTCAATGATCCTGACCGATTTATTAGGGGACATGTTTCCAAGTTCGTCGGAGAACGATTGCGTGGATAGTAGCGGTAGCTACGCCGTATTCAGCAGCGAGTTGATAGAAAAAGTACTCGCCGGTAGCGTGTTGTCTACGGATTTCAGCTACTTGTTCTTCAGTGAATTTGGCTTTGTTGTTTTTGGACCCAAAGAAGAGGTCCAGTCCGTTCTTACGGGCATCCCGGCGATTTTCCTTTTGAGTTCCCCAGTACAGGTTTTCAGCACGATTATCAGTACGTTTGTCGTTGCGGTGAAGTGCATAGTGTTTTTGAGATGGGCTTGTGCCATGAAATGTCATTGCAATGATTCGATGAACAGAAAATCGACGGACTTTCCCTTGACGACTAAGGGAGACAGCGAGATACCCGAACGCCCCTGGAACTTGTTTGAGAATTCTTCCTTGAACTGGCTTTACCCCACCCCGCCATTGTCGAACATTGCGGGAAACCGATCGAATTCTTCCAAAATTACTGGCTTCGTAAAAGCCTTCGTATCCAGGTACTTCTCGCCACTCTTCAACGGAGGTGTTTAGTTCTTTCATGCATTGATTGTATCGGAACAGAAAGACAAAGGCAACTTCAATGTTGATGACCGATTTATTCGAGCTCAAAAAGGTACTCGAAATTGATCCCCAGAACACGGTTGAGGACGGGAAACTGTCCTTGTTCGTTCAATGGGCTACTGAGATCATTGAAAGCGTTCTGAACCGCCCCGGATTCACCTACAGTAGCCGAACGGAATACTACAGCGGGCAGGGGACGCAGAAACTGCTGTTACGGCATCGTCCGGTCTACACTACGCCTACCATCCAGGTATGGGTGGATCATCATGGTTTCTATGGCAGCAGCGAAGGAGCGTTCGGCGGCGATGTGCTGGTTTACGGGCAGGACTTCTGCGTTCAACTGGATGAAGAAGGACGACCCAGCAAGAGCGGCATTCTGGTCAGGATCAATACCTTCTGGCCACGTCCTGCGGTACGGGTGGATGGGCTGCTGAGTCCGTTTTTGAGCGAAGCGTTCGGCAACATCAAAGTCGTTTACAGCGGTGGGTACACGGTAGATACCCTCCCGGCTGATTTCCGTTTGGCCACCATTGCCCTTGTGACCAAGATGCGGGGGTTCTTCCCTACGGGGTTTGAACTGAGCAGCGATGGCTACATGGATAAGAACATCAGTATCATTGCAGAACGGCGGGATTACCTAACGTCGCTTACCAAACAGCTTTTGTTCAAGTACAGGAACATGAGGTTCTAATGGTTCTGCGTGCCAACAACCAGAGAACCAGTTACCGTTACATCTACGGTACGGCGTTGAAGCCTGTTTACCTGCTGAAACGGAACGATGATCAGCAGCAGGGGATTGTTGTACAACATCGTCTGTTTGACTGCCGTAGGGGGAACATTTCCAAGACAGGGCAGACGATTCAAGGGGATGAGGTCAGCAACCACCGAACGACGTGGTACATTCCAAGGGTGATTCTGGATCAGGCTGGAATCCGATGGTTGAACGCCCTGGACAGAATCGTTGAATACGTTGACGACCAGTTGCTTCCGCTTACTCCCCCGCGATGGTGGCAGCCGGAATCGACTACCCGGATTGAAGTCAAGTTGTGGGAAACCTGGGTTGAGTTGGAATGCCTGCGGATCGACCCAACCCCAGCACCGGAGGCTGTGTAAGTGCCACGGCAATTCGTATATCCTGGACCATTCATTGTGCGGGTCAAAGGGGGGCTGCAATACAGCGGCGGACCCATTGCGTTGGTTTCTGATTTGGGACTGACGGAAGGGCCGATTACCTTCACTCCCAAGTTCAATCACCGGGATATGCTGGTAGACGACTACGGTCCGTTTGTGCCCGCCGCCGTCCAATCACAAATGACTTCGGTAGATGTTTCATTTACTTTGATCCATTACGATCAAGAGGTTTTGCAGATTTGCATTGAGTCGTCAATGGGGAATGCTACGGGGGCTCCTTCAAGATCCCCTGTTGCCGGTGGAGTCGCTGGAACCTTTGTAGGGCAGGGTAGACCGCTAGACGCCGGACGGAATATGTTCATGTCCGGCAACTGCATGATTAGTTTGAACCTGTTTAGTATTTCCAGCGGAACCATTCCTATTCGGGTACGCAGCACATACCTAACTAATCAGGTTCCCTTTCAACTAGGAACCGAAGTTCAGGCGGTGCAACTGACGTGGCGGGGAATTCCCTATCAGCCCCCGTTGCTGAGCGGTGGTGAAGTCGTCAGCGGCGGTATTGTAATTCACGACGACATCATTTGGCGAATGCGTCGAGAAATGACCAGTAGCGGTGCGGTTCTCTGGGATTTTACTCCGGACTTTGAACCTGAACCTGAAGAACTTGACAATCCAGTCGAAGAATAACGTTGGGGGAATATCATGGCACGGTCATTTCAAGTGACAGGCGAATGCATGGTGATGGTAAAAGGGCCAGCGGGCAGTGCTATTGCATCGTTGACCCAGCTTGGACTTTCCCCAGACCAGATCAACGTGCAACTGGATGCGTACCACGACCCTATCAAAGTAAATGCTTGGGGCAACGGCAAGATTCCGGCGGATGAGCAGGTATTTGTTGCCAGTGCTACGATTTCCATGTCGCTGGTCAACTTCGACATTGCGGTTCTGGAAGAATGCTTCCGGTTGGGAATGGCCGCACCTACTTTCGGGGCTGCCGGACGTACTGGTGCCTTGATGGGTAACGGACTGGCCAGATTCGCTGCTGGCAACAACTACATTGGTCTGAATATCACGGCTCCAGTGAATGGTCTTCCCTACCGATTCTTCTACGCCCGGTTGGAAAACCGCGTAGTGCTTCCCTACGGAACTGAAAAGCAGATTGCACAATGCACATGGTACGCTTACCCCTATGCCGGGGATCCGTGGGGTGGCAGTGACGCTCAACCGTTTACGGAAGCGGGCACAGGCACGCTGAATGCTTCAATCTGGTCTCACGTTCTGGACGAATGAGGCTTTTCAACATCGCCCCTAACACAACTGGAACTCGCAGTAGGAAACTCACAATGCAATGGATTTACAACTGGCTGTCATCCTGGTTTGCGAAGCCCCAACCGCCGCAGGAAGTGCAGGCAATGCCGGATCTGTTCTTCCCGAAGGAACGGGAGATCTACCGTTACTTTGATGGGCAGAAGGTACGTTCCGCCGACCCCATGCGGCTGTATCAGAAATTGAAGGGCGTCAGTGCTGACCTTGAGATTGAGTTCAAGGTAGCCCGCAGCGGCATGAAGGGGGCTGATGAAGCCTACAACAAGGCTGTCAGCCGCATTCATGGCATCTTCGACACCAAACCGCTTGATGAAGGCGGGATAACCGACGTGGAAGCGGTTAGCCTGTTTGGTCATTTCTGGAACTACAGCGGCGGGGTCAAAAAAAAAGTGCCCCCACATACGACTCCTTCAACGGGGACTTCGGAAGGTACGCCGACGAGTACCGAATCCGCACAGGAAAAACCGTCCCCTACATCGCCTACTTCGGATTCTGGCTCAACCGCCGCAGAGCCGACTACCGAATCGCCCACGGAACCTCCATCGGCGTCGGTCTAGCGTTGGGTATGCTGGACCCAGGCATGGAGTTCTACCGGGCGATTACGGATGGGGAAAGCGAGGCCATTTTGACCCGCACCCGGTATGAGATGATGCGTAGGAGCAAAAATGGCTAATCGCGGCCCATCGCTGCTGGAACGGCTTTCCGAAGTTCTGGATAACCTGAGCTTCAAGCTGAGCGAAGATCGTTCCGTAGGTGGTCTCCCCAATCAGCCTACATCGGCCCCGGAACCTACCCAACAACCGCAGGGCAAGGGCTGGCTGGAACAGACGTTCAACGGCTTCCTGGACCGCCTGGGGAAGATGTTTTCGGGGAACAAGCCAGGAACCCCCGTAGGAACGCCTACAGCGGTTTCTACGCCTTTCACAGCCCCTGTACCCGTTCCCATGCAGGTACAGCAACAAGCCGTTCCTACGCAGCCCTTGGCAGGCGGGCAGGGCATTCCGGTGCTGGAACTGGAAAACGTAGCCCAGCAAAAAGAAGATGACAGAACGCCAGGGCAAAAGAACCGCGATTTCGCCAAGGGGATGCAAGACACCGCTGGAATGTTTTCCGGGGCAAAAAGTCAGACCGGAAAGTCAATGGGTTCCAAGGCTGGTGAAATTGCGGATGTTGCACAACTGGGTGCCAGGGCAATGGCTGGCGATCCCACGGCGATGATTGGGCTGGCGGATAAGGCGGTCCAGAAGTTTGAGAATCAGGTGGAAGCCGGTAAGCAGTCCGTACAGTCCTTCGGAAAGGCCATGACCACGGAAGGGGCTGGCAAAACCGCCGGTGCGTTGTTTGAAAGTGCCAACTACGCAGGACAGGCAATCGGCCTTCCTGAAAGTGAAATTCTGAAATTCGGTCAAGCCGTTGCGGAAAGTGTAGACAAGCTTCGGGATATGAGCCGGGAAATGGTCACCATGAACTTCCGGCTTGGTGAGTATTCCGCTTCGATGGCCACAGCTCAGGCACAGCAGGAAATGC